CAGCTGAGGCGATGTCCTGGTCGCCGGCCAACTACGCCAGAGGGGGCGCGTGGGTGCGGCTGAACCAGTATGTCCGCAGGAAGGGCAGCAAGGCGCTGGCCCAGTCCCCGCCGACCGGCGCGGTCTTGCTATCGTTACTCGGCGATCTGCAACTCACTGCGGCCAGCGTCCTCCAGGTCAATACGCCGCTGACGTTCGGCGCTCTGGCCTCGTCATTCGACAGCTTGATAACTTCTCTCACCGGACAGGTTTACCAGGCGGGATCGCTGACTGGTTCCCTTTCGGCCCTGACCGCATCGGGGTCGGCAAAGCTCAAGCTCACCGCGTCCAGAAGCGGAACGCTGGGCGACCTTACGGGATCGCTGACCGCAGCGCTCAAGATCACCGGCACCGCAACCCCGTCGCTCGACGCCCTGACATCTTCGTCCAATTCCGGTTCGGGTCTCGCAACGCCGACCCTGACGAATTATTCGGCGCTTGGGACGGCTCCATTGGTTCTCCAGTGGAGCACGACGGATTACGTCGCGGGACTCAGGGCCCAGCTTCAGATCGATTACAATTCCGACTTCAGCTCGCCGGAACAGAACATCATCTTCTTTCTCGACGGCGCATCGTGGTCGTCGGCGGACGCGGATATCAACCTTGCCACGCCGGTCGTCGGCACGGCCTATTATGCCCGCATCCGAACACTGAGGGATAACGAGAGCGGCGCGACGGCCGTGACTGGAAACGATCCGCTGGGCAATGCGCTGTCGTTCCAGGCCGACGCTTCCGGATGGTCGGACACGTTCACCGATACGAACCTCGGGAACACGACCGCCTATCGCTATTACCGCCTTTACATGACCGCCGGGAACAGCGGTTCCGGAGTCTGCACGATTGGGGAAGTGGAGCTGTCCGAAACGGTCGGCGGCTCGGACACAACCGGCGGGCAGACCTTTACCGCCTCGGATCAGGAAACGTCGCTGGATGCCGGATCGGTCGCCAACGCGTTCGATAACAGCGCAACGAGCTTCTGGGAATCGCACATCAGCGGCACTGTCACCGCGTTCCCGCACTGGATACAGGCCGATTACGGCGCAACCTCGGGCAACTGGAAAGCCATTAATCAACTGAAGGTTTCGGCCCGCTCGAACAACGGCTCACAGGCCCCCAAGGACTTTGTGTTGCAGGGCTCGGCAGATGCTTCGGCCTGGACCGACATCATCACCGTGACCGGCGCAACCGGCTGGACCAACGGCGAAACGAGGACATACACGACATGAGGCGCATCATTGTTGCGCTTCTGGCGCTCATGTGGGCGACCACCGCGCGGAGCTTTCCAAAGCCCGCCGACGTGCCGGATTACGTGTCGTTCACGCCGCAATACAAGACCGACAGCTCGGATAACGTCGAGATCAATTCGACCATCACGCCGATGCCGGTCTCGTCTTACCAGCTCACCAATATCCCCGTTCCGAGCCTCACCAACCGCGTGGATACGGTCGCGGGCGGAAGCACCAACTTCAAGCTGACGACCCTTGACGGCGGGACTGCGGACACCGCCAAGTTCCGCACCACCATCGACTTCGGCTTCATGCTCCCCGACGATCCAGTAAGGAACTACGGGCAACCGGGGCAGAGCCACCTGCACTGCTTCTTCGGCGCGGGCTCGGTCAACGCCTATTCAACCTACAAGACGTTGCGCAAGCACGCGATCGACAGCACGGCGACGGGGACGGACGCCAACGGCACCGGCTACTGGTTCCCCTGCGTCGTTGTCCTCAATCCCTACGGCGACGGCAAGAACTACGCGATCAAGCCGGACAGCGTAACGGTCTATTACGAGGCCAACCCGGTTGACATGAAGCGGGCGGCCTATGTCCCGCGCGGGCTTCGTTACGTGCTGGGCTTTGACATGGACTCGTCGAGCCCGACCAACCAGTTCGCATGGCTGCAACCCGCCCTGGACACGGCCAACGCCGCTTACGGCTCGACGCGTTACATGCTGACGCCACCGGGCGGGACATACGCATCTCGGGCGCTTTACACCTGCGATGGAGCTTCACCCGCCTCGGTTTCTGTCCTGAAGAACGCGGACGGCTCCGACCCGTTCGGCGGGACGTGCGAATATTCCAAGGTCACAGGATCCATCTCGGGCACGACGCTTACCGTGACGGCCGTAACCAGCGGCACCGTGCGCGCGGGACAGAGCTTGAGCGGGACAGGGATCACCGCAGGGACTGTCATCACCGCACTGGGGACTGGCGCTGGCGGCACCGGAACCTATACGGTCAGCAATTCGCAGGCGGTTGCTTCGACCACCATCGAAGGCAAGTCGCAGCTGCATATCCGCATCACCGGCCCGCGCTGTTTCGACGGCCTCAACCTGTGGGCTCCGGGCGGTTACAAGAACGTCTATCAGGAAGTCTGGGACAACCTCAAAGCCAAGTGGGTCTGTGGCTACAATGGTTATACCCTACCCGCCCTGACGGTTCAGGTCGATTTCACGCAATACGGATGGAGCGACCGCCAGCGCTGGGATTTGTCGAGCGATATCTCCTACCGCGCCGCCAAGGGCCTGACGACGGCCCAGGTTCCGCCCGGCACGACGTTCCACACCGACTGGTTCGGTGGATGGGACGACGACATCATGCGGATTTGGGAAACCAGCATCGGCGTCGAGAACCACACGACGCACGAGATGAACAACAGCTACATCAGCAACACGCAGCAGCTCCACGGCGGCGTCGGGGCCGGTGGGCGCAATCCGCAGGTGGACGGATCGAGCCTGCCGCACGTTCTCGAAACCGACAGCGGATGGATGCTCATTCCACCGGCATGGTCAGGTTCTCTGACCAACATGCACCTGCACAACTGAACCTGAAACAGCCCACCCGCGAGGGAGCTGAAACGTAAAGGTTAATAAAATAGTGGAAGATATTCAGACGCCGCCAGCTGCTGGTCGCGGCAGGCCAAAGGGCGCTGTCAACAAAACCACAGCGCTCGCCAAGGAAGCCATTGCTTTCGCGGCCGAAGGGCTTGGTGGTGCCGAACGCCTGATCCTGTGGGCGAAAGAGGATGCGCAGAACGAACGCGCATTCTGGACGCAAATCTACACGAAGCTGTTGCCTCTTCAGGTCAACGCCGATGTTGACACGAAAGTCAAAATCTCTGGCGCACTGGCGTGGAAGCCGCAGCAGTAATCGAGAGCCCCTATGCTCCGCGCCGACAGTTCATGGGGCTTCACACACGGGAGACACGCTGGGGCATCGCAGTATGCCACCGCCGCGCCGGAAAGACGGTCGCCTGCGTCAACGATCTGATCAAGGCGGCAGCGACATGCGAGCGCAACAGTCCGCGCTTCGCTTATATCGCTCCGCAGCTCAACCAAGCCAAGGACATCGCCTGGTCTTATCTGCTGGAATATACCGACTGCTTCGGGCCGGAGAGGAAGGTCAATGCGTCGGAGCTTTGGGTCGAGCTTCCAAACAATGGGGCTCGCATTCGCATTTACGGTGCTGACAATCCCGATCGCTTGCGAGGCATATATCTTGACGGCGCTGTTCTCGACGAGTTCGGGGACATGGACCCGACAGTGTGGACGCAGGTCATTCGCCCTGCGCTCAGCGACCGCAAGGGATGGGCGATCTTCATTGGAACACCGAAAGGCAAGAACACCTTCCACCAGCTCTGGACGCTGGCCGAAGAAGACCACGACTGGTTCAGGCTCAACCTGAAGGCATCGGAGACCGGCCTGCTCGACCATGCGGAATTGTCCGACGCCCGCAAGATGATGAGCGAGGACGAATACGCTCAGGAATACGAATGCTCGTTCGAGGCTGCGGTCAAGGGCGCTTACTACGGCAAGGAAATGAACGATGCGGAGGCAGATGAGCCTAGCCGCATAAGCGCTGTTCCGTATGATCCGCGGCTTCCTGTGCACACGGCATGGGATTTGGGCGTCGCGGATTCGACCGTCATCTGGTTCGTCCAGAACCACGGACGCGAAACGCGCATCATCGACGTTCTCAAGGGCGAGGGCGTCGGGCTCGACTGGTATGCCAAGCGGCTGCACGAGCGCGATTATGTGTGGGGCAATCACTACCTGCCCCATGACGTTGAGGTCCGCGAGCTAGGCACGGGCAAGAGCCGCAAGGAAGTTCTCGCCGGGCTGGGGGTCAGGGCGACCGTCTGCCCCAACATCCCATTGGCGGACGGGATTCAGGCGGTGCGGATGCTGCTCCCGACCTGCTGGTTCGACAAGGTGAAGTGCAAGGACGGCATCGAAGCCCTGCGCATGTATCGCCGCGAGTATGACGGGAAGCGGCAGGAGTTCAAACCGCACCCGCTGCACGACTGGACCAGTCACTACGCGGACGCGCTGCGATATTTCGCGGTCGGGCACAAGAACCGCTCGCCGGCACAGAAGCTGACCTACTCCAACAAGGGGATCGTGTGATGCACGTCAATTACGCCGTCCCGACGCACAACCCCTGGCATCCGGCATATGAATTGACATCCGAGGGGCGCGAACGGGTGATGCGGGAAACGGCACCGCACATCGTTGCGGCGCTGGTTCGTGAAAATCCAGAGGCGAAGTCGGTTTCGGTGAGCTTCGGCGGTGTGCCCTACGCAGGGTTCGTGCGCGCATGACCGATCCCGCATTCCTCGCGTTCCTTCAGTCGGAGGAAGCCCGCGCCTATGACGGGCAGCTGCTCGACGACGTTGAGGCGGCGATCAACTCCTACAACGGCGCGGAATATGGCGACGAAGAGGACGGGCGCTCACAGGTCGTTGCGCGGGACGTGGCGGAAACCACCGACTACATGCTGACATCGGTGCTCGATGCGTTCGTGGCATCGGGCCGCGTGGTCGAGTTCGAGCCGTCTTCTGAAGATGATGAGGATATTGCCGACGACGCGACCGAGGCGATGCACTTCCTCTACCGCAAGAAGTCCGGCTATCGCCTGATCCACGACTGGGCCAAGGCTGGGCTGCTTGAGAAGATCGGCATCGTCAAGACCTGTGTCGAGCGCAAAAAACAGCGGGTGGTCGCGGATTATCACCCGGCCTTCATGCCGGACGATGCGATCGAAGCCGAGGAGACGGGCGAGACTCATCCCGAGGACGGCGCGCCGATCATCCGCGCGGTCACGCTTGAGGATTCACCGGTCCAGTTCCCCGATTACCATGTGCCTCTTGAGGAGTTCCTTCGCGCTCCCGACGCACGCGACCTGGAGACTGCGGTCTATCTCTGCCATTTGACCGAAAAGAGCCTGTCCGAGCTCAAGGAAATGGGGCTCGACGTTGATGGAATACCCCTGAGCGACGGGCAGACGCCGTTCATCAATTCGCTTGCCAATGCCCGTGAGGACGGACGCAACAACTGGCTCGGCGTGCTCGACCGCCAAGGCCCCAACCGCAAGGTGTGGCTGCGGGAAGAATATGTCCTCTACGATCTCAACGGCGACGGGATCAGCGAGCGGCTGTGCATCCACCGCGTGGGCAACACGATCCTCAAGATCGAGGAGGTTGATTACCAGCCCTTTGAATACTGGTGCCCGTTCCCGATGCAGGGACGGCTTGTGGGCCAGTCATTGGCCGACAAGACGATGGACATCCAGCGCGTCAACACGGTGCTCGAACGCAACATGCTGGACAGCCTTTACCAGCAGACCGCGCCGGGGACGTTCATCTCGGAAGACGCGATCGGCGATCATACCCTGGACGACCTGCTGACGATCAGGCCGGGCCGCGTGGTGCGCTATGCGGGACAGGTTCAACCGATCCCCGAACAGAGGGCGGATGTGTCGGCCACGGCAATGGCGGCGATCGAGTTCAAGATTCGCCAGAGAGAGTCACGCACCGGCATTACGCGGCTCAACAAGGGCGTTGACGAGGACACGCTCAACGACACCGCCAAGGGCCAGGCGCAGCTGATGGCGCGTGGCCAGCAGATGGAACGCTACATCATCCGCAACTTCGCGGAAGGGGTGGCGCGGCTATTTATGAAGAAGGTCGGGCTGATGCGCAAATACGCACAGCCCTTCCGCATCCGGGTCGATGGCGAATATCGCGAGGTCGATCCGTCGCAATGGCCCGAGGACATGGAAGTCCAGGTGACGGTGGGATTGGGCTCGGGGTCGAAGCAGGACCGCATCATGTATCGCCAGATGGTGGCGCAGACGCACACGCTGCTGATGCAGGGACAGGCCCCGATCTGCACATGGGAGAACGTCTACAACAACCTGACGGCGGCGGCGAAGGATGCGGGTCTGGCCCCCAACGATATCTTCACCCACCCCGACGAAGCGCCGCAGCAGGAACCGCAGCCTGATCCGAACATGCTGAAGGCGATGGCTGAGATGCAGATCGGTCAGGCCAAGTTGCAGCAGGCGCAGCAGGAAGGGCAGCAGAAGCTCGCGCTGATGGCCCAGAAGCACGAGAGCGACGCGGCGATTGCGCAGTTCAAGTCGAACATGGAAGCCGATCTCGCCGTTCGTCAGCAGAATCTCGACATGATGCTCCAGCGCATGGAGATGCAGATGGAAGCGCAGAGGCACGAGCACGACATGAAGCTGAAGGCTGATGAGTCGAAGGCCAAGGTGAAGACGCTGCGCCGTGGTGGGGCGCTGAACAAGTGACTGAAGCCGAGCGCATCGCCCGCGCCACCCGCGCGCAAGCGGCATTGGACGAGTTCCTGTCGCCCATGTTCGCCGAACTGAAGGACGAATACACCGCGCGCCTCGCCGAAGTAGCAACGACCGAGCTTGCTCCGCAGCGCCGCTCGGACATGATCGCCACGCTGTCCGTCGCGCTCAAGGTTGTTGGCACACTTCAGGCCGGAATGACCGAAATCGTGCGTGACGGTGAGCTTGCTAAGCAATCTCAGGCCCGCGCCGAGAGAGTTTCACAGATGTCCGACACAGCCCAGCGGCTGCTGAAGATCGGAGCCGGATACTAACAAGAGCGGGGACTACCCGCCGACTGTTTCGCTACCCGAAAACACGACCCGCAAAGTGGACGCCGCCGCGGCGAAAGCGAGCCGGGGACGGTCAAAGCCAAATCGGGGGGCCGCAGCCAAAATGTGGCGCTGCAAACCATAGGTGACAAGTGACGACCCAGCCTGAAGCGGCAGTCGGCAACGAGTCCACGTCCGTGGAAACGCAAGCCGATCCCAAAGACTATTTCGAGCAGCTTGCAGCCGAAGAGTTCGGCATCACGGACGAAGAGGAAGAACCGGCAGAAGGCGCGGAGGAGCAATCCGAAGAGACCGAGGAAGCCGAAGACGACACCGCAGCCGAAGAGGAAGCCGACGATCTTCCTCCCATCGACGCCCCGGTATCGTGGGATGCAGAAGCGAAAGAGGTATTCAAGAACCTGCCGCGCGAGGCGCAAGAGATTGTCGCCAAGCGCGAGGGGGAGCGCGAACGCTTCGTCCAGCAGAAGTCCCAGGAAGCCACGCGCGCCCGTCAAGAGGCGGAGCAGGCCGCTATCCAGCAGCTTGCCCAGATCGAGCAGGGCTATGCGCAGCACTTCCAGCAACTGGCCGAGCAGATTGCTCCGCGGCGCCCCAACCCGGCGCTGTTGCAGCATGACCCGATGGCCTTTTACGCCCAGCAGGCGGCCTACGAGGAATCCGTTGCCCAGCAGCGTCAGTTGCAGCAGCGTTCCCTTGAATATGCCCAGCAGGCACAGGCCCGCGAAGCGCAAGCCGAGCAGGCATTCAACGCGGATCAGCACCGCATCATCGTCGAGAATTTCCCGGAATATGCCGATCCTACGTCGGGTCCGAAGCTCCGCGCAGAGCTGTCGTCCGTCGCCAAGGAGATGGGCTATACCGACGAGCTGATTGCACAGGCCCGCGCGACCGACATCCTCGCGATGCGAAAGGCAGCTGAATGGAAGGCGAAAGCCGACCAGCTCGACCGCCTCAACAAGACGAAGATGGAAAAGGTTCGCGCCGCAAAGGGCAAGCCACCGGTAACATCCCGGCCAGGCGTTGCCCAGGGCGGTCCTCAGCTCAGCGCACGCAATGCGCAAGCCGCTTTCGAGGTAGCCAAGCGCGATCGTCTTTCGGGACGGGGCGGCGAGGCTTTCTACGATTATCTCAAATCC